GAAATAGTTGGGTATACTGATGTAAAAAATTCTTCTGCGATATTATTTGGAATAATCGCAGCTTCGTCAATGTATAGTAGGTTAACAGACTTAGAACGAATACCTGATTTAGTTGTAGCAGCAGTAAATACTTTACTTCCATTTTCTAACTCTATATCACCTTTGTTCCAAGTTTTTACACCTTGCTGCATCCAGATTGGAATGTTTTCATACATCAGTTGGTAGCGTGACAATATTTCTCTAGCAGTTGTTGCTTTGTTTGCTAAAATTGCTACTGTTTTGCTTTGATTGAAAATAGTGTACCAAAGAATATATGCTGCAGCAGTTGTTGTTTTGCCTTGCTGACGACCCTCCATAAGAATGACTTTGCGATTCTCATGAATTACTTTTATTTTTTCTTTTTGGCAGTCATAAAGTTTAAAGAGCTGTAAACCAGAGTCAAGAGTAACAATATAACAATAATTATCAATAAAATATATTGGATCCTGTGAACATTTAATGTACTCTTGAACTTGTTCCTGCGTATATTGAATATCTACGCCAACTGTTTTTAAGTTTACATTCGCATTATAATTTTCAGATAGTTTAGGCATCGTCAAAATCAAAATCCCACTCATCTGTTGTAAGTGGAATTGGGGTTGTGTTTATTGTTGTTGATGGCGAAACCTGCGCTGTATATGTTTGAACATTTTTAACTACTGTTTCACCAGTTGTTGGAACTACAGTTTCTTCTTTAATTTTAGCAATCGAAGTGCGAATAACAGCAGATTCTTGTACAGGTCCAAACATTTGTGTTTTCATTGTAAACTGTAAAGTATAAAGCACAGTTCTTTTAATCTCGAACTGGCCATCATATTCATCGTTTAATGAAACAGAATTTAAGATAGTCGGAACATCAAACGAATAACCCATATCTGGATTTAAATTTACAGTAAGGTTATATGCTGGAGTAAAGAATGGTAATACTTGCTCTAATATCTGCAGCGCATCTTCTTGTGTTTTAGAAATAATGTATAGTGTTATTCCTAAGTTGTATGGAATAGGCGCAAACTGTTTTCTCTGTTTTGTTCTGTCTTGTGGATTTTCAACAATAAGTTCAGTAAGAGAATTTAATTTTCTTTGTGTGTCAAACTGAAAGTCGTTTATCTCAAACGACATTCTTGGTAGAACAATTTCTACTGGTTTATCAAGATTTGGATCAGTTTCACTTCGAACCAACCACTTTTCTTTTGGACCATATGTTATTGGAACTTTTATAAACTGAGTTTCTACATTGCTAGAGTCATCACGCTTAATGTACATTTGATTAAACAATTTGCCAAAGCAAATAATACTATTTCTTACTGTAGCGTGGTAAAAATGTCCATGATTAAGCATTTACTTCTCCGAATGGATTTCTTTCATCAAAATCGATTAGTCCTGAAGATCTAGATATATCATCATATGTTTTACCATCAGAATAATCTTCTGGTGTATCATCGGTCGCTAACTCTTGAGAATAATAATCCTCGTCTCTATCTTCATCGCCGATTCTGATATTTACTCCCTGAGGATCTTCCATAAGCAGCTCATAACCAAGTTGGTCGTATGTGTAATTTGCTTCTATTGCGTCAATTTCACTAATACCAGTGTTTATTCTTTCGCTTGCGTACTGGAATGTTTCTATTCTTAACTTATATGTGTAGAGTTTACCGATTTGATAGAATGGATCTTCGTGCTCAACGAATCTAATTTCAAATAGTTTTTTAGTAAGTGGGAAATATATTAGATCACCTTCTGCTGGTCTTGTTGATATGCGACCAACTTGAATTCTGCTGATTAATTGCTCCCATCTACGACGAGCAACAACAAGAGTAGCAGATTTTTCTATCTCAATACCAAATTTTTGTAGAAATGTTCCTTGTCCTTGGAAATCATCCACATCCTCAAAATACATTTCAATTTCATAGGCAGAATCAAATGTGCTGAGAACATCCTCACCAAGAACTATGTCCTTGTTTACTAATGTTCGAGGGATATAATAAACGTCTTGACCATATATTTTTAGAGACTCAATTATTATGTCTTCAAGTAGCCATTGCTCGTTCTTTGTTCCCTGCGTGAAATATACATTTCTTGCCATTTCATCCTATCATGAAATCTGGTGGTAATGAGTAATTGGTTTGCATTTGATCTTCGAGTTCTTTTAATTCATCAGATGCTTCTTCATATAATTTATCACCATCTAATGTTACACCACCTGGAAGCTGCAAACCAGAGAACTTTTTAATATTAGTCGCCCATTGTTTTTTAATTAGAGCAGTTGCGTATCTTTTTAACCACATATCATTCCATACATCAGCCCATGTTTGTGGATCTAGCGCACGATAACAATCTACAATTACAAATTGTCCAACTTGAACATCAGTTGTCCAATCCATATCAATATACAATCTGTTTTGATGTTTGTTAAATCTTAATGGTTTTGTTCCATTTAATAACAAATCTAATTCAGCGAGATAATTACGAACTGTATTATAATACACCAAACTTACATTTGTCAAATCATAGAGATCGTTAAGACGTAGTTGATACTGCAGATTAAACAAACCATCAGAACCAGTTACATTGTCTCCAGAAATTGGAAATATATTACGGACACCAATAATTAAATCTGTTAGTGGTAAATATCCATTGTTAATATCATTAGAAGTTACCTGGTGTTTAAGGTATATTCTTTCAACACCATCGTAATGATATTCGTTGTAATATTGTAGAGCCTCGTCAATACGATCTGATACTTGATCATCATCTACGTTTATCTCGACTACAGGTGCGCCCAACTTGCGCAAACAATAATCTGTAAACTGATCTCTTGTTATAGGAGCAGCCATTTTTTACGCCTGCGCTTCTGTCCATGACATACGAGCAGCAATGTTCGAAGGCGGACTTAATATAAATGAACCTGCTGAGCCAGTTGTGTTTAGTTTTGACATGTTTAATGTTGTTGTCGTTGTACCAGGAACAACAGTACGAACAAATGAACCGAGTGGTAATCCACTTCCGCCACCTGTTGTTGTTACGATATGCCCAACATCAACTCTTGAAGAATCTGTAACAGTTACAACAGATTGACCATTAGTTACATTAACAGTTCCAAGAGCAGTTTGCGGCACAGGAGAAAGCACGTTCTGAACAACAACTGTTAATATATCTGGTCCATCAGGATAGATGTTATTATATCTTTCGCTCAATAAAGAGTTTTGTGTGCCACCACCAAGAATAGAGTTACCCAGATCACGCACTTTATTTAAGTCTACTGTAGTAACAGTATAGTTCAATGCACCACCACCTTGTTCTGTATAAAACGCATAAACTGTTTCACCACCAAGAGCAAACACCTGTGTTGATGTTGTTGCAGCACCAGATGGAGCAACAGAGTGGAAACAAACTTGCGAGAGACTTGATCCACCAACTGGTTGGAATGTTAGTAATGGCGAACTTGTTCCAGAACCAATACCAGAAACAACAAATCTTGGATTTAACACAAGACGAACGAAAAACGCTCCGTTAGTTGTAATACCAAGAGAACTAAGTGTTAACTGCATACGATTAATAACTTCTTTAGCGCCAAGAATACCTGTCACACCAGAATCGACTGTTGGAGCAACACGAAGACTCATAAGGGCAATAGGAGCAGTAGCAGAAACAGGAACAATAGATGGCATACCCTGCGTAAACACGAAAGATTTATCGTCATCAAAACGACCATCCATTATAACAGCTGTTCCCCAGTGATTTGCTGCCATACCTACTTGAGGAGAATATAAGAAAATTGGAATTTCTGGTGATTCGCCAGAAGAAGAATAAGTATGAACACGTGCGTTAGCGTTCGTAGAACCAAGAGGATATAAAGTTAGTGTAATTGGTGAAGCGCCAGATGATGCAGTTGCTGCCCTACTTATTTCAATAATATTTGGCGTTCCAGAAGTAATAGATGTAACAAAAGCATCATTGGGAATACCTGTTCCTGCTATGTATTGTCCAATACGCACATTAGTAATTGCGCTTGGTGTAGTTAAATTATTGCTGTTTTTAATTGTTGTTATGGAAGCAACTGAAGTTGCGTAACCAAGAGCACCAGATACAGCACCACCACGTTTTAAGCCAGTAAATGTTGTTGCTGTTTTTCCCGAGTATTCAATTGTTTCATATCTACCATTTGAAGAATCATTTGGATCAGCAATTAGTAATACACCAGAAGAAGGAAACTCCGCAGTTGTATCAACAGTAATTGATGTAACTTCAGCATCAGCGATAGAACCACGTAGTTTACACCTAGCCCAATCAGTAGCAACTTCATATCTTGCTGGTAAATTACCAGAACGTAAATATGCTTCTGTTTCTAAATTACTGTGAGTAATTCTATGACAGTAGAATATGTTGCCTGTTTGATCTTTAAATCCATATCTAATAGCGCCAGCTCCATACCACGCATAATCTGCATATAGCATTTGCATTTTAGATAAATCTACATTAAATCCACTTGGACCTGTACCATCGCAACGATCAATATTAAACGATGATTGTGGATCTTTTCTAGTAATAACCTTTGATATATTTGC